CACATGATAACTAAAATTTTCCAAGTCAGTATGGAAAGTTCGCGTAATTGTGTGTCCATTTAGCGTATCATTAACACGAAGACGATCAAAACCCGTATCTCCTTCGTTTACTTCGCGTGGTCCTACCTGTGTAATCTTAAGATTCATGGTTAACGTGGCAGTAGAGTTATCTGCAAGCGTAACTTGATACGATAATGGGAATACATCGTTTACAGCATAACCTGTTCCAGGACTTACTAACTCAAGTATAGTCCATCTGGTGCCAGTAAACACTGGTGTAGAACCTGATTCATCAACAATTGGTACAATTGATACCTTAATTCGGAATCCAGTCTTTGTAGGAGCATTCTCCATCTCAAAAACTTCAAAGTCAAAGAACTCCTGATCTGCAGCACTAGTCCATGGATTCTGTGGTGAATCGTACTGAGTGCCATACAAGTTAGTAGGATCAAATACATCGGTGTATGTGGATCCGTCATATGAGAATGAGAAGTCCTCTACACCATTAGGAATAGTTGTCGAGAATTGATTATACCTAAGAACAATCTTAGAACTACGAGTGTCAACTGCAAATAATGTCGGATGAGGGCAATCAGGATCACCTGTGTAGTCTTGCTCCTCTGTTTCATATGATAATAACATCTCTTCAGCTTCACAAGGCACACTATTACATGGAATGCATCTTGTACCTGAATCAAGTGTACTTTCAGAGTCTCCTGGGATAGGATCTCCTGTATTAGGGTCATTACCAGATGAAGGTTGTGTAGTGGTAATTGTAGAAGTCTCAGTTTCTAAAAAATAACATGGAATACCAATCGTGCCGCCCCTCGTGCCAGCATCATACAAATAACTGATCCATGTATCACTTAAGGCATAGTCAAATGATAACTCACCAGGAACATAATCATAATAGTAAGTGCCAGTACCAGTGAAAAATGAATATGATGTGGATCCCTCACCCTGTTGAGCATTCTTACCACAATGTGATGCTGGTGGTGCATTATATGAAGCGCCACTAGTAAAACGAGTATTTGTGTCGTCTGGTACAAATACACTATCGTACATTACAGCAGCATCGTCGCGCTCGGGGATATTGTAATCTGTTCCTCGTGCTTCATATGGTGGATACTCGCTGAACTCTACATCAGCGGCACCTGCGCCCGCCAGAGGGCGGTGGTTCGGGGTGCATGGGGGTGATGCCCCAAATTCATTACTTGGTCTCTTGCATCCCATTCTCTAATGCCTCTAATCTCCTATAAAGTAAATCGTAGTTCTCTTTTATATTTAAGTATTCTTCGTGGTTCGGTGGACGATACATTGTCTTGTCAGGTGTGGGAAGCGCCTGTACGTACTTCTCAAGGTGCTCTAACCGCTCTCCAATCTTCATTAGGACCCCATTGATCATCTCGTTGTTTTTTACAACCTCATTCCATTGCTCATCACTCATCTTTTG